TGCTAAGTCGAGGGCGTCCCATGTTGAACATCATATTTGCTATGATGTGCTGGCACTCTTCGGGCAGGTCGTCGAAGTCTGGATACAGAACTTTACACTCATCAACTGTAACAGCCATGTCCAGGTTAAACAGTTGCTTGACCCGCTCCTGCTCGACCACTGTGCCGACAGGCTTGCCGTGTTCTTCGTCAGCTTCTGTAATCAAATGACCAATACCCGTTGTGGGTAGACCAAGATGATCCAAATAAATTTCGTACTTGCAGCCCTCGTCCTCCGCGATCTCTTCGCGCAATCTGTCTTTATTCATTATTGTCTTCCTTGTCCAAAGGTCATCATGTTCTTCATAGCACTGAATACATCAGACCCAAGAAACGCTGGGTTTGTTCTGGTGCTTGGCTGTGCCTGACCTTGTTGTTGTACTGGTTGTGCCGGCGCCGTTGTAGGCGCGGCTGATTGTTGCGTTGTTTGAGTAGGTTCTACTTGAACCTCAGAGGTTTGAACTTCGGGAGAATCAGGTGCCTCAACAGGCTCCCCTAGTCTTCTGTTTCTAAACTCCCTTCTTATTGCTCTTAACTCTGACATTGGTAATCTATTCCCGTTAGCCCTAACCTCATCTTTAATTTGTTTGCTTACGGACATGGGGACAAATTTTCCTTTCATCAACTCAGAGATGTCTCCAACCTTATATTTTTTCAAAGCTTTCTTTATGTCAGACCTGCTTATGTTAAGAGCCTCCATATCTCTTACCGTTTGATACATTTGATTTTGAACACGGAACAATGCTTCATTAGCATCTCTAAATGTGGCTATCGCGTTTTCCTCTGAAAGATCCCCTTTGGTTCTAACAGAGCTATTAAAGATTGATCTGGCACTACGAATATCTGGGCCATACTCAATAGAAGCATACATAACAATGTTGTCTGGCTTTACCTCTATCTCTGTAATACCTGTCAATGCACGTAGGAATTCAGATCCAGCCTTTCTTTCATTACCTGCCGGATCATCCCCTAAATTAAAAGTGCCTCTTAAAAACCTGCCTACCTCAACTCCTGGTTGTTGGGTTTCTTTCTTTTGTGCTTTGAAAGTAACAGGTGATCCACCGGGGTTGAACGCTTCAAATATATGAAACAAGGACTTTGCGGTCTTGTCTCCTGGTGTATCTATGTCTCTGTATACCTTGGCTCCAGTTTTTGTAACTCCACCTCTTACTGTGGAATCAATAATCTTTTCAGCTATTATCGACTCAGACGCAAAAGGTGAAGCTAATTCTTTTATGGCTTCGCCCATAGCGTTCATCGTAATTGCACCAGTATCTTTGCCTATATCTTGACCGTCCTTAACGGCATTAAATATACCTTGTATAGGTCTTTGCAAATAGTCGTATGGATTTGTGTAACTGTAATCAATATATCCTGAAAGATTACCATCCTCGTCCGTGCTTGTGGGTATTAGTCTACTATTCTTTGACCAAGATGGTGCACTCCTTCTAACAGCCTCAAGCTGATCCTTTGAAACACCTGTCAAACCCATCGCTAAACTTTGAATAGCGGTTGGCGCTATTATCGTTGTTGCAGTCAGACCAGTAAGTCTACGCATCCCAATCTCTGCCAGTCTTGGATCTCCACTAGCTAGTTCATCAAGAGATTGTTTTAATGTGTTTGCACTTGTTCGTAATATCTCAGCAGGAAATGCTATAAAGTTACCAAGAGGTAGTTTACGAATACTTTTTACAAACTCTGGAACTCTTTCATAATTAGGGACAGTATTTTTAACTATGTCCGCAGCATACTCATCTATGTCTCTACCTATGGCTTTTTCAAAAACTTCTTTCGACCCAAACTTGGATATTAACTTACTCTTTTCAAATTCAAAGTTATATATTTTCCAGATGTCATCACCACCTTGATATAACTCTCTTGCTTTTCCAGTTGTTGCTTTCAAAATCTTTCCTGGTTTAGATCTTGAAAAAAGATTATTTACATTACCAACCCTGACCCCTGCCACAACTTCATCAGCTTCTCTTGTAACGCCGAGACCCTCTCGCATTAATCTATCAATCTCACGTATCTGTGTTTGAGTTCCTACAACTCCTAACCTTTGTAGCTTTGTGTAATATTCTGCCCTGTCTGGTCTCTTTGTTATATTTCCAAGAACCGTGTGAAAAGACTCAAATAAGTTAAAACCTCTGCCCACGTTACCTTGCGCTAAAGCAAAAAACCCTGCTGAAGTTACGTTTCTTATTTGAGTTATAGGAGACAACACTGTCTTGCCAAACTGAGTAGCGCCCTTGGCTCTTAAAAATGTGGAATAAGAAGCACGAGCTAGATTACCCATAGTGCTCAAGTCGCCGGTAACAATTCTAGTAAGATCCTTAAACATGTTTCTAGACACGGCAATGTCTTGAGCACTACCCCAATAGTCCTCTGTTAAAACCTCGTACTGACGCCGTGCTTCAGGTGACAAGTTGTTGTAAGCTTCTTTAGTTAAGATTTGTCCACGATCAGAGGCACTTCTAGACATGTAAGACAAGAAATCATCTGTTGCATTGAACTCCGCTAGATCAGCAACTGTCGATATAAATGCTTCTTGTGGATCTTTTATCTCACCCAAGAGTCTTCGGATCGTTGGATTAGTCAAAGTTCTAGCCTTAAACATATCCGTTTTCATTTTATCAACAGCGGTTCTGCTCACCGCCTGAAGAGGTGCTAAGTTTGTTTTTCTTTTACCGGATATATCTAAGAACTGTTGTACCAAATCTTCCGCAGCAGACTCTGTGACTCGCTCAGATTTACCAACACCAATAAATACATTTTCTGGAATCGGAGTATCTTCGCCATAAACTCGTGACCAAAAACTTTTAAACACATTAGGACTATCTTGAAACAACTTTACCGTGTCTGCTCTTGCCTGAATAAACTCGTCTGTGTTCTTGTAATTACCGTCCTCAAATAGTTTATACTTTCTCCTTAGATAAGATCCTAAGTTACTTTTTATCTCAGCTATAACTTCCTCTGCGCCCTCTCTTGATAAAAAGTCAGACTCGATGGCTCTTTTAGAAAGTCTATCAACCTGATCTCTCATTGTTTTTGCGCTTCCACGAATAAACTCAGGAAGCATTTCTTCGCCAACTTCTCCAGTTAGGTATGAAAACAAATTGTTATTTAGATCGGCTCTGGTCAGAGGAGTACTGTCAAGCATTATGGTCTCAATACCCTTGTACGCCTCATCTAAATTATCTGTGAGTTCTTTTAAAGTAGTTGCCGCCTCAGTTGCTTCAGCCTCAACCTTGCCAGTTATTGTTGACCTTACCTCAAAAACATCTTGAGGTAAGTTGCCTCGTGACCTAAACACGGACAGAAGTTTGTCATATCTGTCGGGGCCTAGGAACGGAATGTTGCCTGCAACTCTGCCTGTTGCATCAGATAATGCAGTGCCTGCTTCCAAAGCTTTACGAGCTACCGGAGCAGCTACCGGAGCAGCGGCTTTTACAGCTACGTTTCCTGCTAATCCAAGGCCCTTGAGAACAGGCTCTATCAAACCAGTTACTCCTGCCGCCTCAAGACCTAACTTAGCTTTGTTCCCAATGCTTGCTAAAGCAGCCTCTCTACCTTCAAGACCTATCAAGTCTGTTGTTTCAGTTGGGCCACCCTCAAAAAAGTCACCCAAAGTTGTCGTGCCCTCTGTGGCTACGACAGCGTCTGTTGCGCCAGCCGCACCCATTTGCGCCAATGTTCTTACTGTCTTTGGAGCATTGACTAAAAACTTAGCTTTACTAACAAGACCTGCGGCCCCAAGACCTGGTATCGCAAACTGAGTTACAACTTCTGCTATTTCTGCTGGGGCACCTTTTGGATCTATGCCTGCGGATGCCCTGAAAGTTTCAAATGCATCAGTCACATCTCGTGTGTAATCCGTGTCCGCTACTAGATCAAACAGAGAAGCACCAAGTTCCGAGATTCCTTGAGGTATACCTATGAGTCCAGAAGCAACACCTTCTGCTATCTCTTGAGCGGTGCTTTCTTTTTCGGCTACAGGCTCTGGCTTTTCTTCCACAGGAGGTGGTTGTGTTACCACAGGGTCAGGTTGTACTGATTGCGTTGCAGACTCTTCTTGAGAGGACAGATAAGAAGTTATTTTTTCTTTTGCCTGCTCTGTCGATAGTCCCTCTGGCAAATCATATACGTTGCCTTGATACTCATACAAAGGCATGGCACCACCTACTCAATTTTTGTAATGTTTTGATTAGGAATAGCTTTTGCCATTTTAGTTGCCCCGTCAACGAGGAGAGCAGGAGTTACTTTTAGTTCTAGATTATCCTCTATGTCTTCTACTATTTTTTCTACAAGGGCGCTATTACTTAAAATATCTTCTACCTGTCGAGTAATGGTACTGCCTTGTCTTGCAGTGGCTGATTTAGCCAAGTTCTTTGATTCTAAGTATGTTTCAACTTCATCTGGCGTACCAAAGATAGATAGCAGACCTTGTATTTCTCTGCTTGGAAGAGAGGCAATTCTTTCTGCGCTATCAACATTAAGCTGACCAAGAGCCTTTCTAGCGTCAATATTCAGTCCAGCAATTATTTTTTGTGTTTTATCAGATTGTTCTGATATCCAACGCCTCGTATCATCGTTCATGTTGGCAATGTCAAGACGAGCTTGAATATCCGACTCAGTAAGCTTTGCTCTCTGTGCACGATTGAGAGCAGACTCACTAGCTTGAAACTGACGGGTTTTTTCTGCCGCTTCGGCAGCTTCTCTTGCTTTCTTATCTGACAACTCTTCGGCTCTAACATCTTGATAAGCCGCCAAGCTAATCGCACGATCTTCTTTACTCTCTGCTACTGCCGCTTCACCCTTGGCCTCGCCAAATCCTTTAAGTCCTTTGGCTGCGCCAATAGCAATATTGGCTAAGGCGTTAGGTGATTGACCAGCGGCAATCATTAGGCCCGTCATTATCAAGTTATAATTAGCGTCTGTACGAATGTCCTTAGCCTTCTCTCCCAGTAGGGACTTCAACATCTCCTTACGTGCTTTCAGGTTTTCTATACCAAACAAAGCATCTGTATCTTTTGCTTTTTTCTTATCGGTATCATCGCTGTCCATTATTTTGTTAACAGCACTCTGTAAGTTTCCACCAACAGCGGCAGCGGCTTCTTCTTCAACGGGACC